TGCAAATGAAGACGAAGAATCTAAAAGGCGGCAGTTTGAGTTTCAAAAGAAATTATCACTTGCAACTGCGGTTATTTCTGGTATTGAAGCAGTTCAGAACGCATACACTACCGCACAAAAGTCTCCGTACACCGCTGCCTTCCCTGGTTACCCTTATGTACAGGCAGGACTTGCCGCAGCGTTTAGCGTGGCGCAAGTTGCGTCAATCGCACGAACTCAATACGATTCACCAGATACCAACTTTGACACCGGAGGTTCCGGAGCGCCCTCGCAGCCACAATTAACTCCTCAGTTTAATGTCGTTGGGCGTTCGGGCATTAACCAATTAGCGCAAAGCGTTAACGAGAGAAACCAACAACCTATTCAGGCGTATGTGGTTGCCGGTGAGGTTACCAATGCACAACAATTAGCAAGACGCAGAGCAAGAACCGCAACATTCGGATAATGAAAAAAGTAATTGAACTTGTCCTTGAAGAAACCGAAGGACTAAACGGAATCAACGCAATATCAATCGTTGAACACCCAGCGATTGAGGAGAACTTTATCACCTTGGCTAAGGAGTACGAGGTAGAGTTCAAGGCGCAAGACGAGGAAAAGCGTATCCTGATGGGCGCTGCTTTGATTCCAAACAAAACAATCTACCGCAACCAGGGAGGCGAAGAGTTCTACGTGTATTTCTCAAAGGAGACGGTACGCAAGGCATCTGAGTTGTTCCTAATGCGTGGATACCAAGGAAACACCACCCTTGAACACGCAGCGGAGTTAAGTGGTTTGTCGGTTGTGGAATCTTGGATTGTTGAAGACCCGCAAAAGGATAAGACGGCTATCTACGGATTGGAACTTCCGGAGGGTACCTGGATGGTATCTATGAAGGTGAACAACGATGACATCTGGAATAACTACGTTAAGACCGGACGTGTTAAGGGCTTTTCCATTGAAGGGTACTTCGTTGACAAGATGCAGATGGAATCTCACTTGGAGCGCATCGAGGAAGAGGAAGCAGAGTTTATGCTTTCCAATATAATCGCCAAGATTAAAAAGGATGGTCGTTTAAAGAGCAAGAAGCGAATCGAAATGGAATCGTATACGGATTACCCGGAAGCGGTTCGCAACAACGCAAAGCGAGGAATTGAACTAAACGAGAAAGGCGGTAACAAATGCGCTACGGCAGTTGGCAAGATTCGAGCGCAACAACTCGCAGACGGACGTGCAATATCGGTAGAGACCATTACCCGTATGTATTCGTACCTATCCCGTGCAGAGGCGTACTACGATGAAAGCGATACCGCTGCTTGTGGTACTATTTCCTTCCTGCTATGGGGAGGTCTTGCCGCAAAGCGTTGGTCAGAATCTAAATTAAAAGAATTAGGTAAACTATGAAACAGACTCCAAGCCGTTCCTCACCAAAAGGAGACAAGCGTGGTTGCTTGTGCAAGAACAACACCTACTCAAAGAAGTGCTGCGATGGTTCGCTCCAGGCACAGGGAGTGGGAGTTACCGTCAAAGTCCCAACCTAAAAATGTAACAAAACCAATTAACGAGTAATTTGAATTATGAAAGCAACAGAAATTTTCCAGAAATTCTTTGCCGAGCTGTCCGCAGTTGAGACATCCGAAGTTGAGTTGGCGCAAGCCAAACTCGATAACGGCACCGTCCTAGAAGCTGAATCATTTGAGGCAGGCCAACCCATTTTCATCGTATCAGAGGAAGACCGTATTGCAGTCCCAGTCGGTGAGTATCAAATGGAAGATGGCCGCATTTTGGTTGTAGTTGAAGAAGGTGTTATCGGTGAAATCAAAGAAGCAGCAGCCGAGGTAGAAGAAGAAGCTCCATCAGTAGAGGTCGAGGTTGAAGCAGCCGTAGAGCCAACGATGGAGGACAAAATCAAGGAGATGGTTATGCCACTCATTGAAGAGATGAAAGCTGAGTTATCAGCAATCAAAGAGGAAATGGCAAAAAAGAAGCAAGAGATGTCTAGCGATATGCCTGCTGCTATGCCCATCCGCCACAACCCAGAAGCAGCACCTGCCCCTGCACGAGTGAACCTCGCACAGAATGCCCCGGAGTCTGCTCTTGACCGAGTTCTTGCCCGTATTAACAAATAAATCAATTAAACAATGCCCACGACTACTTCAATCACCACGACCTATGCTGGCGAATTCGCTGGCCGTTACGTGGCCGCTGCTCTTTTGAGCGCACCTACCTTGGACAAAGGTCTCATCGAGATTATGCCCAACGTATACTACAAATCCGTTATCCAAAAGGTTAACACAGACGACATCCTGAAGGACGCTACTTGCGACTTCGACCCAACATCTACCGTGACCTTGACCGAGCGTGTTTTGACCTTGGAAGAGTTCCAAGTTAACTTGCAGATGTGCAAGAAGGACTTCGAGCAAACTTGGCAGGCCGTAGAGATGGGTTATTCTTCTTTCAAGAATGTACCTGCTTCTTTCACCGACTTCATCGTTGCCTACGCTGCTGAGCGTGTTGCTGCTCGTATCGAGCAAAACATCTGGGCTGGTGTTAACGCATCTGCTGGTCAGTTCGCAGGATTCCAAACTTTGTTCGCTGCTGATTCTGACGTTATCGATGTAACCGGTACTACCGTTACTGCTTCTAACGTAATCACCGAGTTGGGTAAGGTAGTTGACGCTATCCCTGCTGCTCTTTACGGTAAGGAAGATTTGTACTTGTACGTTCCTCAGAACGTGGCTAAGGCCTACGTACGTGCTTTGGGTGGCTTTGCCGCTTCAGGAGTAGGTGCAAACGGTGTTGACAATGCTGGTACCACTTGGTTCAACAATCAGGAGTTGTACTTTGACGGTATCAAAGTTGCCGTTGCAAATGGTTTGTCTTCTAACAAAATGGTGGCTGCACAGAAGTCAAACTTGTTCTTCGGTACCGGTTTGTTGAGCGACAAGAACGAAGTTCGCCTGATTGATATGGCTGACATCGATGGTTCTCAGAACTTCCGCTTGATTATGCGTATGAGCGCTGGTATCCAATACGGTATCGGTAGCGACATCGTTTACTACGGAGCTTAATTAATTTCAAAAATCCTGATAGGGGTGGTGGTGTAATGACGCCCCACCCCTTTCTTTTTTAAACCAACTAAAAAAACAAAACAAAATGGCTTGTGCATTATCCCTTGGCCGAATCGAACCTTGCAAAGACGTTGTAGGTGGCATTCAGGCGGTTTACTTTCTGAACTATCAGAATCTTACGGTTACCTACGATGTAACCAATACAGACGCTATCGATACATTGGGTAGCGGTTTGACGGCATACAAATACGAATTGAAGGGTACGTCTTCTTTTGAGCAGGCAATTACTTCAAGCCGTGATAACGGAACTACGTTCTTTGACCAAACCTTGAACCTGACCTTGCACAAGTTGAGCAAGCAATCACACAAGGAAATCAAGTTGATGGCTTACGGCCGTCCTATCGTAATTGTAGAAGACCGCAACTCTAACTTCTTCGTTGCAGGTTTGGAACACGGTTGCGAGGTTACCGGAGGAACAATTGTTACTGGTGCTGCTATGGGCGATATGTCTGGTTACACCTTGACCTTGAACGGACAAGAGCAGTTGCCTGCAAACTTCTTGGACGGTACTTTGGCTGCTTCTGGTATTTCTACGATTGTCTCCGGTTCAGATTTTTAATGACCTATGGAAAAGGCATTAAAGATTATGAATGAGATGCAACCACGCAAGATTGACCTTGCGGCAAAATGGTTGCAGGTATGGGAAGCTGAAACAGACAAGGCAACTGGAGTTTTTGGAATTGTTCCCGCTTTGGAGCGTTTCATAAACGAGGCAAAAAACAACATTCAACAACACGGAATGGTTGCTGAAAAAATGAAGCCGTTTATTGATTCAGCAAAAGAGCTTGGTGCAGAAAACATTGTTGCTGACATCAATAGTCAGTTGCAAGAGAATAAAAGATACGCACAACAAGACCTTCGTTTAATCCAAGCCCTTGAACGTGCTTTGCAAGTGGCAAAAGAAATCTGAAATTACCAAACAAACACAATTAAGAGAGCCATCCTTCGGGGTGGCTTTTTTAATTAAAACAAAAAGCAACAAACGAGTTATTTGTAAGATGAACATTTTAACTACAAGCGCATCAGCGCAAAACTTAGTAATCATCCCTCGCTCGTTTCCTGCTTCTGTATCGGCACGGTTAACGAACGAATCCACCAATACCACCCAAACGCAAACAATCGCACCTACAAGCGCAAATGGGTATATGACGTTGAATGCTGCTTGGACTTTAAAGGAAGCAAACTTTTACCTATTGGAGGTATTTGATGGCGTAAATTTGATATACAGAGGTCGTGTGTTTTGCACGAACCAAACAAACTTCGAGAAGTTCACGGTAAACAATGGCGTTTACACGCAAGAGCAGGCAGGAGATAACACGTTCGTAATTATATGAGCAACATACGATTTATGGCTCTCAACTCCTACGTTAAGCCGCAGGTGAAAGAGGTTAGTGGAAAGAGTTGGATTGAGTACGGAGATGATAACAATTATTTCCAGTACCTAATCGACCGCTACAACGGAAGTCCTACAAACAACGCTATTATCAATGGCGTTATTGATATGATTTTTGGTAAGGGTCTTGCAGCAACAGACGCAGCACAAAAGCCAGATGAGTACGCAATGATGATGGGCTTGTTCACTAAGAACTGTGTCAAGAAGGTTGTTAGCGACTTTAAGATGATGGGCAATGCTGCCTTTCAGGTGATTTACAACCAAGACCATTCCAAGATTGTAGGTGTTGAGCATATCCCGGTAGAAACCTTACGAGCTGAACGTGCAAACGAAGACGGATTTATTCCCGCTTACTACTACGCTAAGGACTGGAATCGTGTAGCACAACGCAAAGAGGTACCTGTACGCATTGAGGCGTTTGGTATGTCCAAAGCAGGAATCGAGATTCTATACATCAAACCATACAAGGCAGGATACTACTACTACGCACCTACGGACTACCAAGGTTCCTTGCCTTATGCCGAATTGGAGGAAGAGGTAGCCAATTACCACATCAGCAACATCAAGAACGGCCTTGCACCGTCTATGCTGATTAACTTCAACAACGGAACACCAACAGAAGAAGAGCAGACGTTGATTGAAGCACGTATTGCGGATAAGTTCTCCGGTAGCTCGAATGCCGGTCGGTTTATCCTGGCCTTCAACGACAATAAGGAACTCGCAGCAACAATCGAACCCGTACAATTATCGGACGCAAGTGAGCAGTACCAATTCCTTTCGTCTGAATGTACGCAGAAGATTATGGTAGGCCACCGTGTAACGTCTCCGATGCTTTTGGGCATTAAGGACAATAGCGGTTTGGGTAATAATGCTGACGAATTGAAGACGGCATCTATCCTGTTCGATAACGTGGTTATTAGACCATTACAGGAGATTATACTTGATGCAATAGAGCAAGTGCTATCTTACAACGGAGCGTCTCTAAACATCTATTTCAAGACGTTGCAGCCGTTGGAGTTTAAGGAGGAGATTGTTGCTCCTGCCGAGGTGATTGAGGAAAATACAGGCGTTGAGGATAGCAGCGTTGCTTTGTCTGCTGACGTATCTGATGAGGTGCTAAACGAAATGTTTGAAACGCTAAACGAGTTTGGCGAAGACGAAGACTTAAACAACTGGGATTTGGTGGACGAACGTCCGGTGGATTACGAGCAGGAGGAATACTTGGATTCTATTTTGCAGTTTGCCAAGACCGGGGAAGCATTCCCGAACGCAAAGAGCGAGCAAGACGGAGAAACCAAAGACGGACGCAAGTACAAGATTCGCTATTCCTACGCTCCGGGAACCACCAAGACCAATAGCCGTGAGTTTTGTAAGATGATGGTAAACGCAAAGAAGGTCTACCGTAAGGAGGATATTCTGCGGATGCGTAAGCAGGAAGTTAACGCAGGATTTGGCCCACGTGGTGCATCAACATACGACATCTGGTTGTACAAAGGAGGCGCACGTTGCCATCACTTCTGGATGCGTAAGACGTACCTGGCAAAAGCCGAAGGCGTAACTCCTGACGCTAAAAACCCGAATGCTGACGTATCGGTAAACCAAGCTCGCAAGGCAGGTGTAAAGCCAGAGGTGAACAATCCAAAGGTTGCAAAGCGCCCAGTTGATATGCCGAATCAAGGATTCTTAAAACCACGCAAATAATGCCAACTGCTCTTTTCATCAAGCGTGAGGATATTGTCCGCAACACGGTAATCTCCGGTAACGTAGATACGGATAAGTTTATCCAATTTATCAAAATTGCCCAAGAGATTCACATCCAGAACTACACGGGTACGAAGTTGTACGACAAGATTTCTGCGGACATCATTGCCAACACACTTGCGGGTAATTACCTATCATTGGTAACCGACTACTTGCAGCCGATGCTTATCCACTTTGCGATGACAGAATACCTGCCGTTTGCGGCCTTTACGGTGGCTAATGGTGGTGTATACAAGCATACGAGCGAGAACGCAACAAACGCAGAGAAAATAGAAGTTGACTACTTAGTTGAAAAGGAGCGCACGATAGCCAAATACTACACGGAGCGCTTTATCGACTATATGTCTTTTAATCAATCCCTTTTCCCGGAATACAATGCAAACGTCAACGAAGACATCTACCCGGACAGAGATTCCCGCCCGGCATCGTGGGTACTATAAGGTAAAGAGCGAGAATCTAATCAAATTACAAAAGTATCTCGATGGAAAGTCCAAATAATACAATTCAATGGGGACAAGGTTCCGCCTACAACGAAATCGGTTGGGGGCAGGGCTATGTCAACAACATCAACTGGGGATTGATTCACCCGAACTCCTGGGGGCATCCAGAAACGAACCTAACGGGTCAGAGCGGTGATGCTTATGATTTCTTTTACTTACAACGTGTAACGGCAGCAGGTGGCTACTACGAGGGTAGTGCTTGTGCAGTTGCTAAAATCGATGCTTGGTTATAATTATGGGCTTCGTTTATAAGTGGCACGACAACTCAAATGGCAAATACTATATTGGTAGCCATTGTGGTGACTTATCAAGTAAGTACATAGGAAGCGGGATTGCGTTTAAGCGGGCGTATAAAAAAAGACCAGAGGCATTTGAGCGTGAAATACTTTACGTTGGAAACGACTACCAAGAACTTGAAGAGTTGATTCTTTTGACTCTTGATGCAGCAGCAGACGAGAAATCGTACAATATGAAGAATGCCGCAATGGGTGGCAATATGGGGCCAGAGGGAATTGAGAAGATGAGGGCCAAGGTAACTGGCAAGAAAGCGTCAGAAGCCACACGGGAAAAAATGAGAAATAAAATAGTCACCCAAGAGACAAGGCAGAGGATGTCAAAATCATTTGTTGAGTATTCTATTTATTGCGAACTAAACGGGAAGACATATTTTAGTGCCAACGAAGCTGCATTAGATTTAGGTTATTCAGCCATATACATTAGGCAGATGGCTAATAACAAAAAGAGGAACAGGTTACAACTACAAAGAATAGATAAAAATGAGTAATAGTTTTTACGATGAAGCGTCTTGGGTACTGATACCCGAAGGAATCAAGGAGGACGTAGTCTACGCCCAAAAGCCAACCGATGGATTGGGGGATTTGACGTTCACCCGTGCCTCTGATGCCACCCGTACAAATTCGGCAGGGGTGATAGAACGTACTCCTTGGAATTTCTTTCAAGATTCCGAAATGTTCTCAACCGCAAACTGGGGAAAACTCAATAGTTCAGTATCTGCAAATACAACAACCGCCCCAAACGGAACACTGACTGCTGATACGCTTGTTGAAAATACTGCAAATTCAACTCACATAGCACTTCAAATAACGGCTGGGCAAATATCTGGAAATACGTATACCGCATCAATATACGCAAAAGCGGCAGGTCGTTCTTGGATTGGATTGTTCAATAATGCTGGTGGAACTGGAAATGCTTTTTTTGATTTATCAAATGGAACAGTTGGAACCGTTTTAACTGGTTCGGCACAAATACAATCTGTTGGTAATGGTTGGTACAGATGCTCAATCACATTTGTTCCGACAACAACGGGCACTTTTAATATACAAGTAAGAATTGCCTCAGCTGACAATGTTCCAACCTACACAGGTAACGGGACATCGGGCATCTTCATTTGGGGCGCACAAATAGTAGAAGGCACAGACGCAAAGCCCTACTTCGCAACTACCAACCGCCAAGATGTACCACGACTTGACTACCGCAATGCAGATGGGACTGTAAGCACTTGTCCTCGCTTGTTGCTGGAACCCCAACGCACCAACTTGGTACCTAACGGAGTTTTATTTAATTCTTTAACTGGAGTTAGTTATGATAGCACCGTAACTGCATCTCCTGCTCCAGGAGTACAAAACGCTACCAGAATTACTAAAAATGAGGCTGCTGGTAATGTGCGCTATGCCAATCAAAATGCATCGGCTACTTTATTGGCTGGTTCATCAGTCTATACGTTAAGTAGATACTTTAAATACGATGGCTTTGATTTTCAAACTACAATGGAATATAACAATGCTGGCAACTGGGGCGGTGTTTCGTGGACTGTTCCTATTAATATAAGTTCTACATCCATAACGATAGGCACCCCGACTGCTTGTACTGCCACTATTGTTAATATGGGAAGCGGCTGGTATCGTGTTACTGCTACGATTACTACTGGAGCTATACCTGTTGGCTTTCCTACCTATCTAATGCGTTTACCTTCTACCCTATCTACTGGGCAGGGATTCTTGACCGCATTACCTCAACTTGAATTGGGGGCTTATGCTACTACGTTCATTCCTACCACTACGGCAGCGGTGACAAGGATTGCGGACGCTGCAAGTAAGACGGGCGTTTCTTCGCTTATTGGGCAGACGGAGGGGACTTTGTTTGTTGATATTACTTTAACTTCAAGGTCAAGTTTTTCTTATTTTGCTATTGCTCCAAACTTGGGGGCTACAAATACATACATTGGTATAGGCATAAGTGCAAGCTCAATATCTTTTGAGGTTGTTAATAGTGGCATCCAAGTTGCTTACAGCTTCCCAAACACCTCTACGGGTAGTTTCAAATTAGCATTTGCTTACAAAGCAAACGATTTTGTTGCCTATGTAAATGGGGCACTTGTACACACTGACACAAGTGGAACGGTTCCAACGTGTAGCCAAATTGGGCTAAACGCATATAACAATGCAGCTTCTTGGAACTATAACCAAGCCGCCCTATTCCCGACACGCCTAACCAACGCCCAACTCGCACAACTCACCACGTTATGACCTATCTAAAATACGCTTGGCCTACCGAAGGCCAGTTCATTACCGATATGCTTTCCGCAGGATTCGCAGAAATGAACGAAGGTGAGGTATCTTTTGTGAATTGTGCCGTACATCAAATCGGACTTGTGGAAAGCGACCCACGTTGGGCGGTAGATATCATTTGGGTAGCACCATCCGAATTCCAACAATACGTTGTTTGGCCTGCTCCGAATAGCGCAGTTCATTGGTTTGCGGGATGGGAATCAGCATACGCACAAGCATACTGCGAGGCCAATCCGACACTTTGTAACGAAGCAACAGGCGAATAATGAAAACAGACAGTACAAGTGCGGTAGCGACCTCTTGGAGTTTAGCGGTAGGTGGATTAACGATAGCCGAGGTGCATCAAATAGCAGGTCTATTCGTAATGCTGACCTCTTTTGTGTACACCTTGTGGCGTTGGAATCGGGATATTAAGAATGATAGATAGATTATTTAGAAATCCAAAAACAACGCTTATCGGCCTTATCCTGATTTCCTTTGGTGGAATCTTGGTTTGGTTCGAGAAAGCGTCTTTAACAGAGTTTAGTGCGTTTATAATGGGCGGGTTTGCCTTAATGATGAGTAGAGATGGCGAAGCAACAGGAGCAAACAAAAATCAAGAAGTCAAAAAGAAAACTGGGAAGGCACACCAAGAGCCAGAACAAAAGGGTGACGAGTAAGACCTACCGGGGTCAAGGTCGTTAAAACCATCATTAGAGCAATAAAAGGCACCTAATGATACTTAAAAGTAACAAAATACATAACCTATGCAACTTTCAAGGGACTTTATACTTTCTGAGTTTACAGATACCGATACCGGGTTACCGAACGTACCAGGCGAAGGAGAAATCCGTAACCTAAAGCTTTTAGCACAAAAGGTGCTGCAACCGGCACGGGATAAATTCGGAGTAATTAATGTTACGAGTGGATTTCGTTCACCGGAGGTAAACTCTTCGGTTAAAGGTAGCGCAACATCCGACCACCTATACGGAAGAGCAGCAGACATCCAATGTGAGGATATGGCATCTGTATTTAACTACATACGCAAATATCTGCCGTTTAAGCAACTCATTTGGGAATTTGGTACCGATGTACAACCTGGATGGATTCACGTATCCTATGACGTTCTAAACAATCGTGGTGAAGTTTTAAAAGCAATCAAGAAGAATGGAAAAACAAAGTACATCAAATTTTAACGACTGGTTAAATGAGCTTGAAGAAATTCCCACATCCCCTAGTTGTTCTATTGATAATCCTGATTGCGAGTCTTGCTCTGGGTAGTTGTTCTGCGGAATGGCATTTAACCCAGGCGATTCGCAAGGGAGCAAGAGTCGAACAATCAAGATGGGATACGTTGGTTATTACCAAGGAAAGAACCCTTTGGGATACCTTGACGCTAAATGATGTTGATACCGTAGTTGTCCAAAAGGACAACATTCGACTACGGATTGTTAGGAACTTTGATACTATACGTGTAAAGGCAATCTGCTTACCCGACACGGTGATGGTGACTAAGTACATTAACCGTACCATCAAAGCACCTGAGAAAAAAGCAATATGGGAAAAATACATAATGCTATTTGCAGTTGGTATGCTGCTTGTAGTGTTATTAAGGCGATAGAGGTGCTTTAGGTGCGTTCTAACGCATTATCTATCTAAGTTGGATAGATTGTAAACCTTGACCTTGAAAATGCGTGTAAACGCAGATTTTCTTTTATTTTTAATTTTACCTAACTATCAAGTTACTTAAGTTAGTTTTAAGTTTAGTTAGAGTTATTTAGTTTTAAGTTAGTTTTAAGTTAACTTACTAACTAAGTTGTAAAAAATAAGCATTGGGCGCATACGCCCGACAAGTGTTAATAACTTTTTAGTTATATACATTGGTTAGACCTATTCTTTTCTTGTTTAGGTTTGCAATATGGGAACAGATAGAAACGACAGACGCAAGAAACATCTTGCTATGGAATTAAAACAAATTCCGAATGACTACACAAATGCCTTCCTCAACCACTTCGGATTCTGCGACTACCCCAGAAGCGAAAACGAATCAGCAGCCACCAGAAAGTACAACACCTGGGAGCAAGGAAAAAAAACCTTCAATCAATGAACACCAAGGATTCCACCAAGTCTTCCTCTACTGGGACGAGCGTCCCTGAATACTACATAGGCAAGTTTAAGGGCATTGAAGCGTTTGACGTAGTTCAGGACTTTGCCCACGACAATTACAACTTGGGTGTAGCAATCGCCTACCTACTCCGTGCCGGAAAGAAAGACGGCAATCCTGCCGAGCAAGATATTAATAAAGCGATAATCCACCTAAAGCGTGAACTCCAACAACTTGAAGATTATGCCGTATTATACCAACCCCGAAGTAAAGCGTCAGATAGATTTGATTCTGACGGAGGTTGCGAATCTTTTCGCTAACTGCGATGACCAAAACCGTGCCTACGCCAAAGCCCAGGAGCAAACCCTCCTTAAAGAAGTCCACAAACTCGACCCGGCCTTTGCCGCCCGCTGCGGATATAGAGATTAGTGTTATCCTGTCCAAGGTACCTTCCTTGAATCAGTTCTACGCTTCCAAGCATTGGATAGTTCGCAAGAAGGCAAAGGATAAGTTTACGGAGGAAGTCCTGGCGCAGTTAACAACATACGACAAAACACGATTCAAGACAATTACGGCAACGCTAAGGCATAACTACGGATACGATAACGATAATTGCATTATGGCAATTAAGTTTGCCTTGGACGCATTACGCAAGTGGGGAGGAATAGAAGACGATAATACCAACTTTGTAACTAAGGTTGTTATTAGCCGTGACCACGAGATAACAAAGAATACAGGCAAAGTAATTTTTTTTGGTAAGGGAGTTGTATGTTAATTTTTTTGCGTATGTTTGTCCTGTCTAACACCTAAAACTATTCTAATGGAATACGGACAAAGAACAAACTGGTCTCAGGAATCTGCCGCACAGATGGTAGAGTTCCTTCAACATCGAGTCGAGGCGATGGCATCACGGATGGAATTCCTCGAAGCAGAAAACGAAGTATTAAAAAGAACCCTTTTAAACGAATTGCACAATGCCTAAAATCACATCCATCACCCCGAACGGCCAATGGAACGAGTTCTACAAGTTAGACATCCGCTTTGATGACGGAGAATTTGGAACCGCATTCGCCAAGAGTCAAACCCCTTCTTACAAAGTAGGTGACGAGGTTGAGTACACCAAGAATGAGAAAGGTACCATTAAGATTCAACGTGGTGACCGCCCTGCTTGGACACCTTCAGCACCCAAGGCCAATGATGACCGCAGCGCATCTATCATTCGCCAGGTAGCATTGAAATCAGCCGTTGAGATGTCAGCAGCTTATGTTGCCCAAGGGTCAACAATTCCCGTAGAGAAAATCTTTGAGTTAGCAGAGAAGTTTAACGCTTGGATGTCAGGCACCCACGGTGCTACGCATCAAGAACACTTTGCAGCTCGTGTAGAAGAATCCAGTCCGTTTTAGGTGTTTCATAATGACTGGTTTTTAGCCCCTCTCCGGAGGGGCTTTTTTTTGCCCAATGTTTTTTTGTATTGATTTTTTGTTTACGTTTGCCATATGAAACATCCTGACCTAATTTCAAACGATAAAGTACTTCCCTTCCTCGAAAGAGCAAGAGGCGGAAAGTACTACGACACCGGTAAACTTGGCCACCCGGTAATTGATGAGTTCCTCCGATTCAAAGACGGAGAGTTTGTCGTTGTTACAGGCCACGCAAACGTAGGTAAGACGCACACGCTTATTTACTTGATGCTGATGCAGACGATGAACTACGACAAAAAGTGGTTGGTCTATTCTTCCGAAAACGAGGTACACTCGCTCAAGCGGAAGTTGATTGAGTTCCTATCCTGCGAACCTATCCAAAACGTGACAGAGGCAAAGATGTATCGCCACCTTGATTACATTGACGAACATTTTCGGTTTATAGATAGCAACAATCTATACAACGCATTTGACCTTCTGCGGGTAATGGAAGAAATCCACGAGGAATGGCAGTACACCGGATGCCTGATAGACCCTTACAATTCCCTTGTAACTGACCAAAAGAAACTTGGGAAATCGGGGATGCACGAATACCACTATGAGGTAGCATCTGCCGTGCGAATCTTCGCTCACAAGAACGCAGTTACTACAATCGTAAACACCCACCCGGTTACGGAAGCAATGAGGCGTGTGTTCCCAAATGGCCATCAATACGCTGGCCTTCCAACGCCACCAATGACTTCAGACATTGAAGGAGGCGGCAAATGGGGTAACCGTGCCGATGCCGTAGTAATTATACATAGGATGGCCCAACACTTAACCGACTGGGTATTTACCGAAATCCACGTTCGCAAAACCAAGGAGATGGAAACAGGTGGAAGACCTACTCCGTTATCCGAACCTATCCGCTTGCGTTCAATGAAAGGCAATGTTGGGTTTACCTATAATAATCTTAACTTGTTGGACGTTCAAGCACCTATTCAAACTATAATTTATTCAGATGACCCATTTTAGTCAAGACTCTTGGGAGATTTACGTTAGGGATAAAATCCTTCAGGTAAGCGATGTTGTTCGGTGGTTAAACGAGATGGCCTTAGCCAACCCTAAAGAGCCACAAATCGTGGATAATATGCTATCAGTATGGCGTGCTACGCAGATGCTGGAGGATATGGTAGATATGAAACGCCACATCGACAAGCGGGTAAACGAGGCACGAGTAGAAAACGCCCGACTACTTATCCAGAACCGGGAGCGTTTAATTGAGATTGATGCCCTGAAGAAAGAGTTAGAGCAAATCAAAGAAAATCTATCCTTATGATTATTCCCGTACCATTTGCACCGAATGAGGTGTTTGCAATTAACGGAAAGAAGTTCTTGGTATTGGACTATTGGCGTCCCGTGAGCTGGAGCCAATGGAGCGCCTGGTACCTAATTGAAGACGAACACGGCAAGAATTACGAAGTACCGTACTTCCACATCCTAATTCAAAAAGAAAGAGGCAACGCAAAATACGTTGGTACCAAAAGATGAACTACAAACAATTCTGCAAAAACATCGGATACACCGATAAAGGAACTCGTGACTGGAACAATGTTAAAGTCCGAGCAGCATACGTAAAAGCATTCCGCCCATTCTTCACGCTTACGGAATTAGGTCGGCAGATGGGTAAAAGTCACGCTACTATTATCCATTACCAAAAGCTAAAATTCCCAAGGGATACCTTTTACGAATCAACATTAGAAATAGCGCACAATCTACGTGGCCCGCTTCCAGAACCGGAAGAAACTGAAGAAGACCGAATGGTTACAAGTGTACTCAATTACGATTATTTGCTTGAGCAGAATGCTAAACTCGCCACCCAGGTAAAAGAACTTGAAGCGAAGTTGGCAACGCTTAAACAATTCGTCAATGGGCTTTAGCGTTAATTTCTACCCTCTTTACGGTTTTCTTTTGGGTGCTAATTGGAGCAAGACTGAATTTGAGGATTGTAACCTACATAGTTTGGAGATTTGCCTTGGCATTATCTTAGTCGAAGTATTATGGGAATCCTACCCCGATTAGCAAAGCGCCACGAGGACTGGTTGCGTATGGCGAGGTCGTTCGGTCTTGACCGTGACGATGCTCACGACTTAGTGCAGGATATGTACCTGCGCTTGTATCAGTACGTGGACAACCCCGAAAAGCTGGAATACGGAGACGATGACGTTAACACGTTTTTCGTGTACATCACCTTGCGGAATATGTACCTGCGGGAGATGACGCAGCGAGCAAGAATCAAATTCGTATCAATAGAAGAGTTTGACGATAAGGAAGAAATTTATAACATAGAGTCAGACCAAGCGCTTACGGTGCTTTTAGATGCCGTAAAAGGCGAGGTATCTAAATGGGATTGGTACGACAATAAGTTGTTCACGATTTACCACGATGGGGACGTATCGCTTCGTAAGTTATCGGAGGCAACAAAGATTTCACTAAGGTCTATTTATAACACGTTGAAAAATGGAAGAGACAAAATCAAAACCAGTTGCGAAAACGAATACCAAACGTGGGCGGAAGCCAAAGGGACTCGGTGACCGTATCGAGCAGATAACCGAAGCCACCGGAATCAAGGCGGTAGTAGATTGGTTTGCCGCTGCAACCGGTATCGACTGCGGCTGCGAAGCCCGAAAGGAAAAGTTAAATCAGTTGTTCCCAAGCAAGAATCCAAAATGCCTGGAGGAACCTGAATACAAATGGCTTGACCAATTCTATAAGGAATACAAAAGTACCTTATCCAGCGACCAAAGTAAAGAAATCGCAACCATTCACGCCAGGGTATTTAACCACACATACCACGTGCCTTGCGGGTGCAACCCGAAGTTATGGAAGCAATGGGTAGAGGAGTTGCGTTCCGTATATACTGCCTATGAACCAGTCGGGTAAATTTGGTGAACACCTCTGGAAGTCTTTCCTTGAGAATCGGGGATACGATGTTGAGGAGGCACCACCCCGCAAGTTCTACGATTGGGACTTGAAGGCCACGAAGCGGGAACCCGACCCGGAGACAAACTTTCACCCGACCTACACCTTTGAGGTGAAATACGATGAAAAGGCGTACTATTGGGCGAGCAGGAGGGGAACACCAAACGACCCTAACCTGTACATTGAATATCGCAATAGTACAAAAAACGAGGACTCCGGTATAATGACAAGCCGTTCTGACTTTTACGTGTACATCATTAAGGACGTTGAGAATGTTGCGTACATATTCCGAACCGCAAAGCTCCTGGAGCATCTGATGAATGCCAACTATAAATCCGTAGGCAATAGCGCAACAGGAGACGATAACGCTGAGGGATGGATACCTCCGCTATCAATGCTAACAAGGACTAAATCCTTTATTAAAAAAATAACCTTGTAAGAAAGTAGGGCTACGGCCCTATTTTTTTTGCATTGATGTTTGGTGTATTGTTTTTTTTTATATGTTTGTCGAAACAAACACCTAAAACAATGAATCAAAAACTGCAAGACCTCATCATTAACATCACGGTTCCCCTGGCTTGGGTTGCCTTGTGGTGTGTTGCAATCTTTGTTGTATTCCTGCTTCCGCAGGCAATTTGGAATGTGCTATGCAAGTAACATACGTTGACCTGATGGATGCTGCGGCAGACCAGAATGTAGGCCCAGAGGATAACTTTGACACGGTAACCGCCTTCTACGAGGCGTTTGCTGCTTGGGCAGGATTCAAATCCGTAGAAGAGTTCTACGACTGGCGGTTAGAGTTAGACGGTGCTTTTGAGAAAGGCCCTGATGGCAATCACTTCTACGGTGGTTTTATTCAAGAGCCACGAGAAATCAACTTCCCAGAAGAGTTTGATATTTCTTCATTGTACTTACGTGCGGAGTTCCGTGCAGAAAACCTTGCCTGGTAATGACTACCGTAGAATATATGCGCCTGCTTGCCAAGCAGTACGGTAGCGACATTCCACAAGAGGAAATGGACAAGGCAGTTAATTACGAATCGATGCTTCTGGATATTGCCTTTAACAAGGGGAGTATGGCAGCACACGATAAAATTAGAAATATGCTATGAAAATAATTGAACTATTAGATGGCAGCACCTGGGACAGAGGCACTATCCTTGAAAAGATGCAGGACGATTCGTTTTACTACGGACACCTTGCAAAACACGCATTATCCTCCTCAGCTTGTAAGCTGCTATTGTCCTCGCCTAAAACGTACCACTACGTTACTAAGTACGGTCAAGATGAATCAGATGCCTTCACGGTAGGGCGGTTGGTTCACCTGATGGCGTTAGAGCCGCACCGTATGCAGGAGTACGACATCATTGACGTACAGAGCAAGAATACGAATATGTGGAAGGACGCTAAAGCAAAAGGCGGACAAATCATAACCAAGAAAGAATACAACGAGGCAAGAAGGATTGCCGATGCCTTGCTACGCAACGAACACGTCTTGGGTTACATCCAGGGTTGCGAGTTCGAGGTTCCTGCCGTTGGTGTTATTGAGGGGTTACCCTTCCGAGCAAAGGCGGATATCCTTGGGGATGGATTCCTTGCAGATTTGAAGACCACTACCGACCTCCGTGCGTTTCCTTACTCCGCAAAGAAGTACGGATACGACCTCCAGGCGTTTATCTACACCCGGTTGTTCGGAGTGCCGATTGATAAGTTTATCTTTATTGCCGTAGACAAAGCATCGCTGGACATTGGTATCTATACCATATCGCCCGAGTTTGTTGCCGAAGGTGAGCGCAAAGCGCAAGAGGCGATTAAATTATACAAGGAGTTCTTTATGGGGAATGACAACCCAGAGCTTGACAACTATACCATCATCGGTCAACTTTAACCTTTACAAATGGACAAATTCATTAGAGACATTTTAATTCTTTGCGTATTATGTATTACGCTGGGGTGCCTTATTGGATTTTATTTTTATGAATACATTTAACAATTCGGAATTACACCGAGTAGTCAAATAAAATTTAACATCAATGACTGACATTACCAAATGCACAGGGGAGGGATGCCCGCTTAAACTCCAATGCTACCGATTCACCGCACCAATGGGAAGTTATCAATCAATGTTTGTTGAAGTTCCTTTCAAAGATGACGGATGCAATTACTATTGGCAAGATAAACGGATATGAAAGCAATCCTTGAATTTAATCTACCTGACGAAGAGCAGGAGTTTATGGAAGCGGTCAACGGTGGTATGTTTAAGCACGTCCTTTGGCAGTTAGACCAAAAGTTGCGCTCTAACTTAAAATACGGAGAACTTCCAGACGTGGAGTACAAATGCTACGAAACGATACGGAAAGATTTGTATCGGCTACTTAGTGCCAATAATTTGACAATCGAATGATGTTTTGTATCCAGAGAATCAGTTTAAACCTTAGAAGCAAGATATGAAAACACACATCAAAGAACTAATTGCTCTTTATCACCTGCTGGACGAAATCGGTCAAATAATTGATTCGGAGAATAGCGGCCTATCAGCGGAGCAAAGATTAGACGAGATTCAAACAACAATTAGAAATTATTTCAAGAATGACGCCAGTTGAAGAGTTGTTTCAGTTGCTTTGGGATACGCCAAAGGATAAGTTGACGTGGTTTACTATTCGTAAACAAATGATTGAGAAAGAGCAAGAGATAATGAAAAAATCTTTCTCCAATGGCTTTAAGTGGTGCTGCGAGCGTGAGTTCACGGATGAAGTATTTGATGATTACAACGAAACCTTTAACGTCAGCGAGAAAATGAAAACACCAATTGAAATGCTGAATGCCATAATCCAAATGCAAGAAGCGAACTATGGTCGTGGAAGCGATACCCATATGGCATTAAATGAGCTTGCTAAAGAAGCAAAGGAAGTGGTAAATTTTTACACAGCCAACGAGAAATGAAAAGAACACTAATCATTTAC